CAGATCGCCAACATCCCCTGCACCCTGCCGCCGCGCCCCGGCGTCACGTCGATGCTCATGGTCAGCGTCAATTGCAACCTCAAGGGCGTCAACAATGTCGCTGGCATTGGCGCTCGCGTCCCCATCTCGCCCACGCCCGAACAGCGCATCTTTGGCTTTGGCGGCACCCCTGCCGACCCCAGCGCCGGTTTTTCCGTCAATTTCTTCGTCACCCCTGCCGCTGGCGTGACGACGCTCAACGTCGCGGTGCAATTGAACGCCTACCCCATCACCGGCGGTTCGCCGCTTCCCTACACGGTCGCGGGCGGCAACGTGCTTGTGCTAGACCGCTCGCAAATCGTCATCGTGGACCTCGGACCGACCTGATATGCCCCGCCCCTCGATCCGCAACGGCATCTATGATCTTTTGTCAGCGGTGGAGATTGACACCAAGGAAGAGGGCCGCTGCCACGTCGAGCCGTGGCTCAGTCAACGGCTGGTCATCGACGCCGTGGCCAAGGGTTTGGAAGAGGGGGTACACGAGTTTGTCGTCTTAAAGTGCCGTCAGGTGGCGATAACGACGGTTTGCTCGGTGATCGAACTGTTTTGGGCGCTCGCAAACCCCGGAGTTCAGGGTGCGATAATAGCCGATAGAACCGACAATCTGGAGCGCCTACGGCGCATCTTCGCGGCATTGCTGGAAACTCTTCCGCCCGAATGGCGAAGTGGCGATAGTCGATTAGTCGCCAATAACAGAAACGGCATGGTTTTTGCAAATAAGTCGGTGATCGATCTGATGGCGGCGGCGTCAAACCCGGACCTCGGCGCGTCTCGCGCCCTCAACATGATGCACGCGACCGAGTGCGGTCAATGGAAGAGCTTGGCGGGCGTCGAGAGCTTGAAAGCCTCGCTAGCGCGAATCAACCCGCGACGGCTCTACATCTGGGAAAGCATCGCCAACGGATTTAATTGGTACTACAATTTTTGCCAGCAAGCCAAATCCGACCGACACATGAAGTTCATCTTCGTGGGCTTCTGGGCTAATCCGACCTATCAAATCCTGAAAGGCGATCCGGATTACAAGGTCTATTGGGATGGCAAGCTGACTGAGGATGAGGTCAAGCGGGCGCGCCACGTCAAGAAAGCCTACGGGATCACCATCCAGCCGGAGCAAATCGCATGGTGGAGAAGGGAGGCGGAGTTTTCGGCGGAAGAATACATGTTCCGCCACTATCCTTGGAACGAGCGCGAGTGCTTCATAGCCTCGGGTTCGAGTTTCTTCCCAGCGGCAAGGACATTGGAACTGAGCGAGACGTTAGCGGATGGCCCGCCGTACCAAGGCTACAAGTACATCTTCGAGGACGCCTTCCTTGGCTCACGGATCGAGCAAGTGACGAACCGCGACGAGGTGATGTTGAGGGTCTGGGAGCCGCCGGAGCCAAAAGGCATGTACGTCATCGGCGGCGATCCCAGCGGCGGGGGCGGGGGCGACGCTAACGACCACGCTATCGAAGTTTTCCGCTGCTATGCCGACCGATTGGTGCAAGTGGCGGAGTTTCAGTCGAACCGGCCTTTGACTTATCAATTCGCGTGGGTGCTGGCGCATCTTTGCGGTGCGTACAAGGACCACCTCGCCAACATGGAAGTCTCCGGCGTCGGCGCGGCGGTGCTGCCGGAAGTCCGCAATTTGCGCCAGTTGGCGGAGCGCGGGATCATCCAAGCGGAGCCGGACAGCAACAACATCCTCAACATGATCGGCGCGGTCAGATGGTTCCTCTACCGGCGGGCCGACACCCTTGGCGGGGCGGGCAACGTGATCGCATGGAAGACCAATGCCGATAATAAGATGCAGGTGTACTCCGCCTTGCGCGACAGTCTCATGCTGCGGCGGATTGAGCTACGTTCGATACGGCTTGTGCGCGAGCTTCAAGCCGTGGTCGAGGACGACGGTTACATCGGCGCTGGGCCTGACACCGGGGAAAATGACGACCTCGTTTCAGCGACGGTGCTTGCCCATCACACCTACATCGAATGGCGGCGCGCAGGGCTCATCGAACGCGGAATAACGTGGGACAGCGTCAAGGGGGAGCCACCGCCGCAAAACGCGGGAACGGTGCTGTCGTTTGCGTTTTCCGAACACATTCGTAAAATCAACCAGAAATCGGCGCGGCGGAGGGACGTGTTTTGATGGGCGACTTTACCAAGTACCGCCGGACGCAAATCGCTGAAATGCGCCCCTACGAACCGGGCGAAAGCGTGGGAGATGTATCGATCAGCCCAGAGGATACGCGGGCCGGATCGCCCAAGGCTGGCGACATGATCGCGCGCAACCCAGCCAACCATAAAGACCAATGGCTGGTTGCCGCCGCCTACTTCGCCGCTAACTTTGAGCCAATCGATGGATGACCAACGCAAGGGCTTCCTGCGCACGGCGCTGACCGAAGAGCGCGTTGGCAAGCTCGAAAGGCAGATGGCGGCGATCATCGAGCGTCTGGACTTGGAGATCGATGACGACGGGAGGGTGACCAATGATAAGACGGACGTACATGTGTCCGGAGTGCGCCCACCGGATGGAGGTGATCCTGACGGCGGACGAGTGGAACAGCCCGCCGCCGTCGTGCGAGATGTGCGACAGGAGGACAAACCAAGAGTTCAAGCCTCCGGCGATAGGCGGAAGCGTTCGCGCTAGAGCGTCGAAGATCGCGGAAGACATCGTCGCCAACGACTACAACGTCGCCAACTTCCATTCTGACCACCGCGTCGGCGGCGTCGGCAAGGTCCGCTACAAGGATCAGACGCCCAACTTGCCAACCGCCAACTGGCAAGGCGTCTCCGGTCATCAATCGATGCTGGAGACGGCGATCAGCATCGGCAAGGCCAACCGTGGCCGCGACGGCCTCAACATCCTGCAAAAGAACCTGCAAAGCGGGGTGCAGCCCGACCTGATCGAGCAATCAAAGCGGCGGTCCATAAAGGTTTGGTAGGATGCTATCCTCCCCTCTCGGCTTCATCCTCCTGATCATCCTGATCATCATCCTGCTTGGCGGGGTGGGCGGGCCGTACGTCAATCCCAACTGGCAACACGGCTACGGGTTTGGGTGGGGGGCCAACGGCCTTCTGACCATCGTCATCGTCGTCGTCCTCATCCTGATGCTGATGGGACGGATGTAATGTCACTCAAAATCCCTAACAGAGCGGGCTTTCTTGAAATCTGGATCAAGGAGGTGATTGACGAGTGCATGGCGTCCGCAACGGAACGCGGAATGGTTTACACGCGGGCGGCGCAATACTACTACACCGGCGCTGCCGACACGCGGGCCTCGCTCTACAACAAAATCGGCCCGTTCGTGCGCAAGCTCTCCGGCTTCCTGATGCAGCCGACTGACGTGAGGTTTCAGATCGTCTATGACAGTGGCGAGGAAGAGGACGTGCTGGAGCGCACCCAACTCGTTGGCGAAAAGCTCACCTCCGATTTCCGCCAAGCCGACTGCGACATCATGTTCGCGGAAAGCGTCATGTGGGGCCTCGTCAACGGCGCGCAGCTTCTCAAGGTGTTCCCGGACGGCGACACCGGCACCTTTCGCATGGGCCATGTGCATCCGCAAAACTTCGGAGTTCTGAGCGAGACAACCTTATCGATTGACGAACAGGAAGCGGTGTGTCACGTTTCCTACCCGACAAAATCCAAGCTCCGTTCGATGCTGATCGACCATCCTCGCTACGAGGCGATCATGAAAGAGCTTGATGACTATCCGGGGCCTGACCGCGATGAGGAAGAACCGACATATTTCCATCAGATGGTTGTTGGAGGGCTCCAGCCCTTGGGAGATGTCGGAGACGCCCCAAGCTCCGCCGCCGGGATCGTCAATGTCTTCCCTGTTCCGACCCCATGGCGTCCCCAAAGGCGATTTGCGCCCACCGTTAAACTTTGTGAAGTATGGATCAAAGACCGCGACCGGCACGACGACTGGACGACGATGCAAGTCGTCTACGGCGCGGAGCCGATCATCATCGAAGGCGACAAAACCAGAAGGAACCTGAGCCGGGTTCCGGGCAAGACGCCGTTCGTCAAGGTCCAAGGGCAACCGACGCCGGGGTACTTCTGGGGCCGCTCGATCATTGCCGACGTGCAGATGTTGCAGGACATGCTCAACAAGCGTCTGCGCGACATTAAAGTGATGTGGGACAGAAATGTTAATGCACCCCAAGTATTTTCCGGTTTCACGTCTGTGTCGGAAGAGCAATATTACAAGATCGTCAATGAGGGCGGTTTTATCAATGACCCGAACCCCAACGCCAAAGCTTCGAAGCTACTGGACCCGCCGCCTGAAAATTACCTTGATGAACTTGAGTTCATCTTCAAGCTCTTCGATGAAGCCAGCGGATTTTCTCCGATCATGTCAGGACAAGGCGAAAGCGGCGTTAGAGCGGGAGTTCACGCCCAGACGCTCGTCCGGACCTCCTCGCCCAACCTCATCGACCAAGCGGCGCGGATCGAGCGCCAGCTAGCCGATTGCGGCTACCTCGGCATGAGGATCATGCAAGCAATGGACGCCATGATCTATACCACGGCGGACAGTAAAATTGAGTTTTTGCTTTCCCAACTTCCGGAGAATTTCCAAGTTCAGGTCGATAGCCACTCGGCCAGTCCGGCCTTCGCGGAGGACAACCGGCAGGTGGCGATTGCGCTTGCAAGGGCGGGGGCTATCGACGCCGAAGACCTCATCCACATGCTGCACCCGCCGGGAGCGGAACTGCTTCTCGCGCGGCTCCGTCAGCGGCAGAAGGCGCAAGCCAAACAGGCGAGCGAGGACAAGCAGGAGGACTTGCTCAAGTCGCTGCTTGGCGGAAAGGAAAGCGGCGGATCGCGCCGTCTTGCCAAACCGAAGGGGCAATCTGTACACTAGGCCCACGACCAAGCGGAGAAGCTGCAACGGTCGGGGAGGGCGAGCCGTGGTGAGGCTAGATGTCCCTCCCCATTCCATCCCGGAGTAGGGAATGGCGCTCGATCCGACTGACGACGATCCCACCATGGGGCAAGGGGGACCACCCCCAGACCCGACAGGCGGCGCTGGAGCGCCGGGAGGCGGCGCATCCCCACAGCCACAAGGCCCCGGTCCCGGCCTGATCTCGATGGCGCGCAACCGGATGGGGCCGCAAGTCTCGGCTCCCGGTCCCGGCAACCAAGCCGACAGCATGGCCAAGATCATCCAAGCGATCAATCTTCTCAAGATGGCTGGCTTGGGCCTGCAACCCGGCGACAAGCTGCACAGCGACGTTTACAACACCATTCAGCGGCTCTCGAAACACCTCGGCGGCGTGGCGGGCATGGCCCCCGCCGCTGGCGTGCAGAAGACCATGCTGGGCGACCAGTTGAAGGACACCGTCAAGAATATGCTCTTGGCCAGGATCATGGGTGGGCAGCAAGGAGCCGGAGGGGCAGGAGGTGGGGGACCGGGCCAAGGCGGTGGCGCGCCGCCCATGCCCTCGACGCCGTTGCCGGGGACGTGATATGACCTTCGCTCCAGCGGAGGATGTAAAATGAAACGATTGTTGATTGCAGCGACTGCGCTTGCCGCGCTGGCAAGTCCGGCGCAAGCGACGCTGCAAATCGAAGTGTTCGACAATGGCGCGCTGATCGACAACGTCACCGGGATCACGACCGGCGCGGCCTCGCTCACCGCCAACGACGCGAACTTCGCCAACATCACCATCAACGCGCAAGGCTCGCCTATCCTGCCCAACGCGGACCTGTCGAGCGTCACGCTCGACGCCACCGCAGCGGCTGGGCTGACCGGTTCGCACGAACTGACTATCGATGTCCTGCAAAGCGCCATCGCTGGAACGGGCAACACGCTCTCGACCTTCACCGTCAACGGGCTGACCAACGATCCCGGCCCGACCACTGAGAGTACGTTCGCCAATGGCGGGTTGCTCGCCTCGCACACCTTCCCGGTCGCGTTGCTCGACGGCTCGGCTGGGCCGTTCTTGGCGGCCACGGGCGCGTTCAACAACGACGAAATCCAATTCGCCGTCGATTTCACCGCACCGCGTCAAAGTTTTGGCGGCTCGGCCCAATTGACGACCGGCGTTCCCGAAGCGTCAACATGGGTCATGCTAACGGTCGGATTTGTCTTCATGGCGTGGGGCGCAATGTCGCGCCGTCGCGTCCGGGAGTTGATTGGGTAAACAAATTTTTGGAGGAAACATGCCAAGAGTGAAAGGCTTTCTACGTATTATCAAGCGACGCCGACCGGGTGGCCCGGTCGATCCCGACTATGGGATCGATGAAGGCGTTGACCCAGACTATGGGATCGATGAAGGCGCGGGTATCGATAACGAATTGCCGGAGCCGCCTCCGGGCATCTGGCCGCCGTTGACCCCGGAACAGCCGTGGCGTCCGATTGATCCCGGCTTTGGCGGCGGACGACCTCCGCATGTCGGCGGTGGACCGGCGCGTCCCCCTGTCGCACCCGGTCGTCCTGATCAGGGATTGCCCGCCGAACCGCCGTCAGCGGAGCATCTGCCCGCGCTGCCGCCCGGTAGCATCTGGCCACCCCTGCCAGAGGGCGTTCACGGCAAGTTCCTCGCACTGGTGCTGATCGGGGCCAGCGGACACGGAGCGCACTACCGCTACGTCGTCGTTGACGCCGACGCACTGCCGGAGCGTCCAGAAGCGCCGGAGGTCGATCCGACCCGCCGCCGCTGACCAAGTTGGCTTGTCAACTGAAAGCGTTGACAAGTCAAAACTCGTTTGGAGGAAAACATGGCGCAGAACCGATCCTACGATCCGCCGATCACTTCGCCGCCGGAAACCCCGCCCCGGACCATCCTTCAAGTGGACACCCAATCGGAGACTTCCGAGTGGGGCGCGATCCCCAAAGTCGTGCCTAAGCCGGAAGGGGGAGTTCCCTTACAACCGGCGATCACGGGTAAGGAAAACCGGAGCTAGTCGATGCCGCGTCAGATCAGCGACGAGGAATATTCCTATCTGCAAAATCGCCGGATGACGGCGGATTTCGTGGAAAGCATCTACAACGACCCGGCGCTGAACAAAGAGGCCAAGCGCCTCATCAAGCGCAAGTACCCCAATCTGGCGATCCCGGATTACGACCTTGAAGAGAAGGTCGAGCAGCGTCTCAGCGCCGCCGATCAGGCCAAGCAGCGCGAGGCGGCGCAGGAGAAGCAGAAGCGCGATCAAGAGGCTTGGAATACCTCACGCTCCAACGCCAAGAAGACTTACGGCCTCACCGACGAGGGGCTGACCGACCTCGAAAAGTGGATGGAGGAACACGCCGTGGCCGACCACGAAGTGGCGGCCAGCTACCGGCATTCCAAAGACCCGAAGACAACCGAACCTGCCGACGACATCTATTGGCATCACGACAAAGCCGACAATTTCAAAGAAATCTCTGCCGACCCTGAAGCGTGGGCCAGACGGGAAATCTTGGGCGCAATCCACAAGGACAGTGAACGCGCTCGCGGAGTGAGGTAAGCCATGCCACAACTTGGCGCGGGGATTATTCCCTCCGGCCCGATAGGGCTGGAGTTGGAAGCGACGGTGCGTCGCGTATTTGCCCAGATGGTCGTCATCCTGATTTACAAGCAGAACCCGCTGCTTGCTCTGCTTCTCAGGAACGCGATCCGCGCCAGCGGCGGCGTCTCACCCTACACCCAGCCGGTGCAGACCGGGCAGTACGTCCAGTCAAGCTGGATTGGTCCGGCGGGCCAATTCAACCTGCCCCAGGACGTCGCCGCGACGGTTAATGCCGAGTTCAACATGTGTTGCTTGGCGACGCCCGTTTCCAGCTTGGGGTTGGAACAGCTGGTGACGCAAGACGCCATCGCGGTGGCGAGCCGTCTGATGCTCAAGCTGAACGACCTTAAGAACAGCGCCCTTCAGGCGCTTGCCGGGGCGCTCTTCGGGCCGCCGACCGCCAACGTGCTGCAAATGTACTCGCTGGCCGACGCTTACGGCACCACCACGGCCTATGGCGGCCTCGCGCGAACCGGCGCGACCGGCTACCCTGATTGGGCTGGCTTGGCCATCCCTGCGGCTGGCGACATTCTCACCAGAAGCGCTTTCATCCCCAACATGCTGGCGGCGGTCAAAAATAGCGGCGGTGAGGCGCTCGACTTCGTGGTGATGAGCGTCGAGGATTGGACGACACTCCTGACCGATTTCATGGCTGTGGAGCGTTATAACAATGATCCCTCTTCAAGGTGGGGAAAGGACGATCCCGTCAATAGTGGTTTTCGCGGGCTGTTGCTTGGCGATACTCCACTATTTTTCGATTTGAACTGTCCACAGGGGACCGCTATTGGGTTCAATTCTAAATACATCACTCTGGTGGTGCATGAAGACGCAAATTTTGCGTGGACCGGCTGGTACAGCACCATCCCGCAAGGGCAAATTGCGAGCGTGGGCCTCTCGCTTACTGCGCTCAATCTGGTCTGTTCTAAGCCGTCTACGGGGGTGACGATCAGCGGCATCACGGGGGGAGCGCCCTTCTGATGCTGCCGGTCAGCGCATGGCCGCCCGGACCCCCCGGAGCCTCGCTGTCGCCCTTTGGCGCGCCGCGCGACATCTGTGTCCCGTCGTGCGGCTATGTTCTGCCCAAGGGCGCTTGGGTGGTGGCGACCGGCGGCAACCGGGTCGTCATGTTTCGCCCACCGCTCGTCCCTTCCAATCCGGCCCGCGTGCCGGGAACTGGACGACTTCCGGGCTCGATGCCGCCGACTTGTCCACCCTGCCCGCCGCCGCCAAGCTGGCCTAAATTCAACGACCGGGTGGAATGGTACAGATCGCAAGGGCGAATTGGTCCGCGTCCCGGCACCCAACCGCCTAACTTCTTCGGCTGGAACTTCGTCGGAGCGCCCTGCACCACCCTCGTTCCCTCCGGTTCCGGCGGCCTTGTGGTCGCGGACGGCCAGAACGTGGTCATCGTCGGCGGCGGCTGGGCCAACATCACACAGGCGTACAGTGTTTGACGAGCCGTTTCCCACTGATGGAGGACTGACGCCGGAACAATTGCCAGCGGTGGTTCCCTCCACGTGGAGCGCCGACGACGCCGCCGCCAGCGGCATGACGTTGAGTAATGGCGGGCTGACGGTTGTAGGATCAGGGGTGGCGAGTTGGCTATCGATACGATCTTCGATAAGTAAATCGTCTGGTAAATTGTATATCGAACTTTATACTTCAGTAGATATAACTAATGATAATGTAGTAATGGGGATGGCTGATTTGGCTTTTTCTGCCGATAGTATTGTCGGTACTAGTGGAACGTCATTTGGTTGTGCGTTTAATAATTTTTTTAATGGCGGGACATCAGGATTTACAGTTCATTCAGGACTTAATGCTGCATCTAACAGCGGTGATGTAATTGGTATAGCGATTGATTTTGCTACTGGTTCAGTTTGGTTTGCCTTAAATGATGTTTGGGTTACTGGCAGTCCGTCGTTCAAGGTAACGCCAAATGTATCAATAGCGCCGCCAGCGACGGGTGTGCCTTTGTTTATTGGTTTGTCACTTTACAGTACGGGAGGTGGCGTCTGGACCCTTCAAGCGACCGCCGCCAGCCAGAAATACGCCCCGCCATCGGGGTTTGAAGCATGGGATCCTCCTATGTCGAACGGACCTCCAATCACCTCCGCGCCGGTCCCGCCAAGCATCGCGGGCATCCCGCAACCTGTCATCGTTTCAGGCGGCCAAAGCTTACCCCCCAGCTTTCCGCTTGGAAGCGCCGGATCGTGGCTTCCCCCGCCCGAAGTCGGATATGGGGAAAACACGCCCTTCCCGACGCCCGTGGTCCCCGCTGCGCCAGTACCCCCGAGCGTGGCGGGGATACCCCAGCCGGTCTTTGTTCCACCCGGCAGCGCCACCGTCCCTTCCGCCGCCTCGATGTTCCCCGCCTTCACGGCGGCCGGACCCTTCCAGCCCATCGTCATGGTGGCGACACCCCCGCCAGTTCCGCTGCCGCTGCCCACCACCCCCGGCAGCGCGCCCATCGTGCTGGACGCTTGGGGACGATACGCTGGACCTAATCCGCCGGTTGGCTGGCCAAAAGGCTTCGATTTCGCGGAGGCGGCATGACCCCCGGCTCCATCGAAGACTTCCTGCCCTTCAGCACCAACGGCATCGCCATAGCCAGCGACGGCTCGATCTGGCTGTACCACCCCCCATCGCCCACCGGCATGGTCGAGGTGCTAGCGCCAGTCGTTCCAACCCCGCCAGTCAATACGGTCGCGCCCGTCGTCAGCGTCACAACCGACCTCGTTGTTGGCTCAAGTCTCACTTCGACCGCCGGAACGTGGAACCCGAGCGGAACCCTCACCCGTCAATGGCAGCGCGGAGGAACGCCCATCGCGGGCTCAACCGGCGCGGGCTATGTCCTGCAAGCCGCCGACGTTGGAGCGATGATTGGCTGCCCGGTGACCTGCACCAACCAGGACGGGACCGTGACTACGCCCAGCAACACCGTGGGGCCAATCGTTGGCGCGGCTGGCGATCCGGAAACCCTGCCCTCAACCGAGCCGCCCACCCTTCTGCCCTCCCGCGCTCCACCACCGCGCTCGCATCACGCTCATGCCAAACCGCCCAAAAGGCGGTATTGATGGCACATGCTGGCGCAATACATTGACGAAGTTCAAGGCCACCTGAACGACAGCGGCGGCCAATTTTTCACGATCCCGCGCCTGACCGGCTATATCAATCGATCCCGACGACGCATCGCTGCTGTCTCCGGCTGTCTGCGCATCATCCCGCCGGGAACCCAGACCGTGCCGGGGCAGGAAGTTTATCCGTTCGCGGCGTGGAACGCGCTAGCGCAACAGATCGTGCCGCAAGCGCAAGGCATCCTCGCTTGCCGCTCGCTGTCAATCGGAATAGGTGGCGCTTGGGCGCAAGACCCGGTGAGCGAGCAATGGTCGATCCAAAAGGGAACGTGGAAACCGATGTGGAAGCGGCTGGTGTGGACCGACTTCCAAGCCCGCTTTCGGATTTATGGTGGGACGTTCTATGGCACCATCAGCCAACCCGGCTGGTATGCTCAGTACGGCGAAGGCCCGCTTGGCTCGCTCTACCTCGCGCCCATCCCCTCCATCTCCGCGCCGATGGAAGTCGATCTGACACTGATCCCCAAGCCGCTCCAGAACGACAACGACGAGGAGCCGATCCCCTACCCGTGGGTGGACGCGGTGAGCTACTGGGCGACGGTGCTGGCGCTGTGGCAGCAACAGCGCAAGGAGGATGCGCAGGGAATGGCGGAATTGTTCGCCAACGACCTGCCGATGTGCGCAGCGGTGGTCTGCCCGCAACTGGTCATGAACGCCTATGGCGCGACACTCCGATCAGCGTAAGG